GAATCTTTTAGGGAAGAAATAACTAAATTAGAGGCAGAGATGAGAACCGGCAAGTACCCTTGGAAACAATTCATATGGGTTGAGTCACTCAAAGATGAGTTGCGGGGAGTCGAAAAAGACGGCGTCCCCAGAAGCTTTAGGGTTGGAACTATTCACCAACAAGTATTGGCGAAAAAATACTTAGGCGATATGGTTCAAAAACTCATGGAGCAGCGAGATTTCAATGGTATTATGGTAGGCATGAATCCTTTTATAGAATGGCACAACTTGGCAACTAAATTAAGTACAAAAAGAATATTTGCTGCAGATGTCAAATTGTGGGATGGTGGTATGTTGGTGCAGGCTCAAAGAGCAGTTGCAGACGTACTTTTATCCAAATTTAAAGGAACAAACGGAGAAAAGACAGCGCTATCTATAATTTTAGAATCTTTAATTCATAGTTTATTATTAGTGCAAGATGATTTGTTTTTGACAACTCATTCTTTGCCTTCGGGTCATTTTTTAACCGCAATTTTTAATAGTTTAGTAAATAGATTTTATACAGCAATGTGGTACCATAGGTGCCTTAGGTCTGTCAATAGGCCTATAGATATTTCAGTTTATTTTATAGATGTTTTAGATTTCGTGTATGGCGACGATAAAGTAGTAGGAGTAGCAAATAACACCGATGTTTTGACAGCTAGGACAATGAGAGACTTTTTTGAGTCAATAGGGCTTGGGTTAACCACGTCTGATAAGAAAACAATAGATTTTGATTTTCAATCTTTAGATGATATTGATTTTCTTAAAAGACGTTTTGTGTTTCATCCCAAGTTACAAAAATATATGTGTCCCTTAGATTTACGTACATTACAGTCGGGCTTGTCGTTTGTTGCTTCCGATAAGGATATGAACTTAGTTATATCTGAGAAGATAAATAATTGTCAGAGGGAATATTATTTGCATGAGAATGCCGATAAGTTGCTTTTGGATTTATATTCTCGGTTAGACGCTAAGGGTTATCCTTATTTACGACTTCCGTTACCATACTTACATTTTTTATATGCTGAC